GTATCTTCAATTGAGAATCCAAATAATCTCGCCATTATGATTGACTAGAAACTTCTGTTCTAGTTATTTATCAATTAATCTGAACCTCTCCAGCGTTACCGCCAGAAGATTGAAGTGAATCACCAACAGTGAAGTACTGAACAGAGAAGGTAACTTCAAACTGCTCAACTGTGTCTCCACCTTGATCATATCCGAGTTGAATTTGACTGACGCTATTTGGCCAGATATCGTAGAACTTATAAGTTCTAAGAATGACAGACTCTCCACCTTCATTGGATGTAGAGAACTGAGTAGCACCACGTCCAAGTTGTTGAACATAAGCATCAGTCATATATGAAGTTGGATTGGAAATACCAGTAGCATCAGTCAGTTTGCTCATGGCATTTGCCCATCTTTCAAACGCAGTTCTGAGTTTGAAATCTTCATCATTGATGACGCTAACAGTCCAATCTTCAAAGGTTCTGTCTCCTGCAACTTTCAGATTTCTACCTCTGAAGGGAACTGTAACTGCAGCTACAGTTGATGCAGGCAACTGGGCTGCCTTACAAAGGAACTTAAATGTTCCATTCTCTGCATCATCTCCAGAACCCCAAGCATTATCAATGCCTGAAGGGAATGAAGGAATAGAGACTTCAAATAGATTGGGGCGGGCACCACCACCCGCCAGTTTTGACTTAAATTGAGATAAGGTTCTTGTTTCCATTGTTGTTTCCTCCTAGTTTATTATTAATAAAATCAAACAGTACCAACGACTTCTTGGAAATCAACACCAGTTCGAGTAGCCACAAATGTAAGTGTGATGTAGTTAATCGACTTGGTTGGTTTCAGGAAGATGTCTGCTCTGAATTCATTGTTATCAATGACATCAGGAGTGTTATTTGTTTCATCACAAACAACGAGGAAGTCATAAACACCTCTCTTAGCCTGAACATCTCTCAGGTAAGGCTCAACAATGTTAACAAAGTTTGATCTTGTGTTAACATCATTCAGTTCAAACAGTTGAGTGTTGGCTGCTCCTTGGAGAGCCTGTTCAACTGTGAGGAACAATCTTCTTACGTTGATTCGATCGAACGCTGAAGAGTATGCCAGAGCTGTCTTGTCACCGAACAAGATAATTCCAGATCCTCTTTGATTGATGATCGAATTGACTCTTGCTCCATAAAGAAGATCTCTTTGATCTTTATTTGGATTGTAAGCCAGTTTGATTGCTTCGTTAATCGAACCTCTTTGAACACCAGCTGGTGAGAACCAAGGATAAGCTTCGATTGAAGTTCTAACCATCAGTCCAGCGATGTCTCCATTACATGGGATGTAACGGAATTCGTTATTGAATCTGTCAAAGACGTACTTGTAACCAGAATCAAACACAGCGTATGATGAAGATGTCAATGGTGAGAAGAATCTCAACAGGTTATTTGTTTGAGTTGTTGTGTTAGAAACATTAACCAGGTTGTCTCTGTGTGGTGAAATTGTTGCCACACAATCCTTTCTTCCTTCAGCGATTGAGATCAGAAGGTTTGCCTTAGCTTGTGATTCATACTCATTGGTGAGTCCAGGACCCATCATGAGATAATCAACTGCGATCTCATCTTTGTTGGAGAAGAGGTTGTAAGAAGTTAACAGATCACCCAGAGTTGCACTCATTCCACCACCAGATTGATAGTCTTGACCACCACCCAGTGTGTAAGAAACGTTACCAATTGAACTGAAGGTTACGTCTTGTGCTTTCTGACCCCAAACACCAGCTGAAGTTGTGTTTGGAACGAAACTGGTTGAGAAACCAACAGCTGTTGGATCAGTTCCCCAATAACCATCCTTAGCGTTAGAAGGATTGTAACCAGCGAAAGCGTATTGTGAATTGTTCGCTACAAAGTCTTTGTAGTAAACGTTGGTTGGATTGTCAGCATCTGCTGTTGCATCTGATGCCTTGGAAAGGAACAGGAACTTCTCAAGGATGTTACCCTGAACTCCTGTAACTGTTCCAGTGTCATCAACAACTGCAACGTGGATTGCATCATTTCCACCGTTTCTAGAAGAAACATAGTTATTGGTGACTGGCTTAGGTGCCAATGACTTCCAATAAACTGTGGAGTTGGTGAGACCCAGAGTCTGTTGATCGTACCAATCAACGATACTTGAAGCTGTGAAAGAACCAGTTCCAGTTGAAATGCCTGAACTGTTCATGAATGTTAGTGAATCACTTGCTTCAATTGATTTTGAAGGATCACTCTGAGCGTAATTGATGGGATATTCAGTACCACCAGTTGAAACTCTTGATGTAATAACAACATCGAATGTGCTGTTACCGTTTACTGCATCAGTCGAAACACCAGTAACAATTCCTTTCAGGTAACCATTAAATGTTGAGGTTGTTCCTGCTCCAGGAATAACAACACTCGAAAGTGGAGTTGTAACACCTTGTCCAACAATAGCACCAGCAGCACCAGGGTTGGTGGTTGAAATTCCAATTGTTTGGTCTGCCAGATTATCAATTACACAAACTTTCAGTGAATTGGCCCACTTTCCAGGGTTTCTTCCTGCCCAGTAGAAAGTGTTATCTGTTTTATGGTTGAGTTCGTAATCATCCTTATTAGTGATTTTTAAGGATGTTGTAGAACCAATTCCAACACCTGCATTGGAGTTGTTGAGGTTATCACCATCAGTTCTTACAAC